ACCCCCTACCAAAGGGAAATCAGGCACATCTCAAGTCATGGTGGCGGTACTTACTGATACGCATGTAGGGGAAGAAGTGTTCGCTCCCCAAATGATGTCTATGAACGCCTATGATTATGATATTTTTAATAGGCGGCTATCAGGTTGGGCGAATCAAGTGCTAAACTTAGCCACGTATAGGCGTAATATTTGTCCTATTGATGAGTTGATGGTTCCTATGTTAGGAGATATGATTAGTGGTGACATACATGAAGAATTGTCTCGTACCAATCTTGACAACTGTATGATGCAAATGATGCATGTAGCTAGTTCCATAGCCCAGGCTCTTATGTTCCTAGCCCCACACTTTAAAACTATTAAGGTTCCTTGTGTGGTGGGTAATCATGGAAGGATGACGAGAAAACCCCCAATGAAGGATAAATACATGGATTGGGACTACTTGGCATATCAATGGATGGCAGCTTTCTGTGCGAAGCAGAAGAACATTCAATTTGATATACCTAAATCCTTTGCTCATATAGTGGATATAGCTGGGAAAAATGTCCTGATGTTTCATGGTGATGCCATCTCAGGTGGTGGGAGTTCTGCATCTATCAGTCGAATGATTGGGAGTATGCGAGGGGTTATACAGTTTAAACAGGCTCTGGAAAGCACCATTGTAGAGCATGATGGGGTTATGCCAGGGAACTTCTCAGATGTCATTATGGGCCATTTCCATCGTGTAGATGTCATGGATATAGGTACTGGGTCAGCATATATATGTGGAACAATGAAGGGTGGAGATGAATTTGCATTACAGCGTGTCCAAGCCATCACTCCCCCCAAACAAGTAGTTACTTATTGGCACCCAGACTATGGAAATGTGGGGATGGAAGTTATTTATCTAGATAGATTTGATAATACTCCTAGCATGTTTAACAGTACTATGAGAGATGTGTGGGCTACCACTTATGCCAAAGTTTAAAAAAACATTTACAGACCGTACAGGTTACGATATTCGGCTCCTCACCCCTGGTTTTAGTGGGGAGCTGGATGAGGATGAAGTGGAAGCCCTAAGACAGGAGCTATTGCGTAGGCCAGGATTGAGAGAGCGGTGGGGGTTTGGAGAAAAGGAACGCATCACTAAAAATAAAATTCAACGGGTAGCTTTAGAAGGCACCCTAAATAAAGAGTAACATATATAATGACTATGGATGCTATCATACCAGTTGTAGCCCGAGAACTTAATACGCTCTTTGAAGAGTTTCTAGCGAGAAGACATCCTGATAGTGTATTCTCTAAGGTAGGGTTTACAAATGAGATTGAGGTAGATGCAGGGAAAGATGTACAGTATGACAGCATGGTGGATTCGTTACAACCACAATGGGTGGAGCCGCATGAAAGAGAAAATAAGAATGGGGAGGTGAAACTAGTGAAAGGGTACTGGAAACAACCGAAAGAACTTACTGCAATGGATGTTGCAGTTGCAGAAGCTAACCAAGAAAATGGTGGGGGGGTTGGGTTAGATATAGAAGCAGAACTTGAAGCTTTTGTTGATGCCCTCTCCTCAGGCACCATTACATTAGGACAAATGAATTCGTAACATATATTAGGAGCTAAAATAATGGTAGATGTAAGTAAAGTAACACCCCTACAAGAGTATGTGATAGCAAGACACTCACGCATGGTGGGTAAAGTCCTAGATTTAATCGAGGCCTCAATACCTGAAGGCACTCAATGTGAGAAATTCAAGAAATTGGTTCAAATTCCCCTGTATGACTTTAGGAACGAAATTCTAAAACTTACGGTTGAAGGCGAAGTTCCAGTCGAAGAGGAAAACTAACCGAAATTATACTATAAAAAGGGAAAATATTTCAGAATACATAGTATAATATATTAGTACGAAATTCGTACATATCTATTTATTTATCGGGAAGTCGGAGGTGGCTTAGACCAACTTTCTGAACGAGGAAGGAGACACAACATGGCAGATGATTACGATGTGGTAGAACGGTTGGAAAAGCAAATTGAGGGTTCCAATCTAGCTCTCGCTGCTGTTGCGGAGGTCTTGCATAAGATGGACTCCCGAATAAGTAAGCAGGATGACTATGATATGGAATTGGCTCAAGACGAGAATGACGCATTTGAGAAGCAGGAAATCATTAAAGCAGTAGCGGGAGAAGTTTATGGTTTGATTAAAGCAGACCAGGGTATGGATTTGGACGGCGATAAAGTTCGCAAAGCAGGTTCCATGAAAAAAGGTAACGATGACAGTGAAAAGGCCGTTACCCCTGTAAAAGCGATGGCTGACCAACAGGCAACAATTCAAGCTATGCAAAAGCAGCTTAACCTGTTGAAGAAAGAGTTTGGCGAAGACGAAGAAGAGTACGCGAATGATGAAGACGAGGACATGGACGAGGAGAATGGAGAGGAGGAGGAAGATGACGTAGAGAACATGCGATATTCCGTGGAGAATGCAGCGACTGAGTATCCAGAACTGGCTCAGATGCAGAAGCAAATTAGCTCTATGAAGGCTCAATTGAAAGACGGAATGAACGTACAGAAAGCCGTACAGCAAGAGACAGAAGGCCGTCTACGTAAGATGGGTTTCCGAGAAGAGACTTCTCTGACCCGTCCTACTGTTATTCGATATGAAGATAGCATTGGTCTAGATGGAACTACCGTTATTCAGAAGGAAGCTTCTGGTGGAGATACCGTAGACCAAATGATGCAATTGTCCTATCAGGACTTGCGTCGATTGCAGGAGAATATTGAGAACGGTGAGACTGACGGTATTCCACGGGAACTACTAGGATAATTCAAACAACGAGATTAAGGAGATAATTTATGTCTAATCCATCCCTTGCTGAGTATATTGCTCAGTCACAACGAGGGTTGTATCAGAGTGTATTCGGCCCCGGCTTCATGAAGAAAGCCGGTGCTGGTGTTGGAACTCCGTTTACGGTTGATACCGCTACTGGTATTTTTAATACTACGTATGGACGGAAAGTCTGGCAAGCTCTAAACAACCAAACTAGATTTTTTAATGCTATCCCACGTACCGTGTGGGGTAACACAGCTGGTTGGAGGATTCGGTCTGACCGTGGCTCTAACCGCAGTATGCCTATTCTAGAGACTGGTAACCTCCCGACAGTAGATATTTCTGCTATCCAGACGGTTTCCAGCTTGCCCCGAATCGTTGCTACAACCTTCGGTGCATCGGTCAAGTCCGTCTTCACTGCCCAACTAGAAGGTGGTGTCGGTGACGTGCTGGCGTTGGAGAATGAGAACGCCCAGCTAGACCACATGAAAGAGGTCAACTTTGAACTGTTGTCCTTGGCTGCTGCAAGAGCTACTGGTGGTAGTGGTACTACTGTTGTTTTCGGCAGTTCTGCTGTTGCGAACAACTTCCATCTAGGTGATGAAATTGCCCGTTATGATGGTGACCAGACTGCTCATGACCTTACAGGTGGTGTTACCGTTGGTGGAGCTTCGACTACCGCCCATAGTGGTGCTACTGTAACCGTTGACACTTCTAGCCCTGCTTGGGCTACTGGTGACTTGGCTTACGTATATTCCCGTGCTGGTTTCACCAGCTTGGATGATGTCGTAGCTGAGGACGGTTCCGGTTCCGGTGGTTTGTCTGCCAATGCTAGGGCTTTTGACCTAACGTTGGCTGCTCGTACTGCTGGTGGTTGGAATGCCGCTGCTAACGTCAGCCACAACGCTGGTGTAGGCCGTGACCTCTCCCTCAATCTGATTGATACTTGTATCCAAAAGATTCGGGAAAATGGCGGAGAACCCAAGCTAATTCTCATGGGACATGACCAGTACTTCAAATTGGAGCGACTGCTCAATTCCCAGCAACGCTATATGGGACAGGAAGAATATCAGGTTGGTGTAGGCTCTGAGCGTACATTCCCTGGTACCCGTACCGGATTGGTGTTGGCTACTTACATGGGTATCCCCATCCTGCCTGATGCCGATGTGCCAAAGAGCGTAAGCTCCGCTGGTGCTGTCCTGGGTAGTAACGTTTACGTACTGGACACTGACTATCTTGAGATGTCAATTGCCCAGCCTACCCAATACATCGAAAACCGTGACTACTTCGCTGCTAACAGCTTGGTTGTCAGGGGCTTGCTGTACACTCTTGGTGAGTTGCGCTGCAAGAACTTCTTTGTTCAGGCTAAAATCTGTGACCTAAGCGTCTAAAGTTTTCTTGGGGGGGAGTAGACTCCAAACTGCTTCCCCCCATTTTTTGTTCTATTTAAGGAGGATACACTATGGCTCTTGCAATTACAGTTCCTAGCAATGCATCTGATATGTCAGGTGTCCCTGGAAATAATAAATATGTCATTAAAACTGCCACTTTTGATAGCAGTTATGCTACAGGTGGCGAGGCTCTAACGGCTGCAACGTTGGGATTGGAGTCCATTCATATTGTATTACTGTCAATGGAAAACAGTGGCTATGTTGCCCAATATGATTACACTAACTCTAAAATAGCTTTGTATGAAGCTGGTGCAGACGGTGCTATCTTAGATGAAGTTGCTAATACAACTAACGTATCAGCAGTTTCTGTGCGTGTCTTGGTATTTGGTAGATAGTATGCCTTATGCCTGTACCAAATGATGCCTCTATTGAAGTAAACTTAGCAGTATATACAGAGAGATTAGATAGGTACATCGAAGGGCAAACCCAATTAAACGCAACGATTTGCAATAGTTTAGAGAAACTTAATGATGAACTCGATGAAATAAAGCATTGGAGAACTCGTATGTATGGGGCTAAATCAGCCTTGTTTGTAGTGGGAGTATTGTTTACCCACTCAGCAATAGTGTTGGTCAGCCTCATTGGTATAATGAACTGGTTCTCAGCTGATTAGGAGATTATATGCCAACTTCAGAGCATTTTCCAGAGAACTGGCCTGAATGGGAAATAGACCCCAGTACTAGAAGTAGTGTCCATCTATGGACTAAGTATGTACCGATTGACACTACCGTTGGCACTACCGCAGTTGATTTATTGACTGTAGCACGGGGAGAGCCAGCTGTCAACCTTGTAAAGAACCCCTCTATTGAACACGCCACAATATCAGAATTTACTGTCTCAGGCTCCGCAATTTCACAAAGTAGTGCCCAAGCTGCCACAGGCAGCAATTCCCTTTTGGTAAATCCTGCTAACTCAGCAGCTGGGGAAGGATTCTATTGGAGTGATAAATTTGCAGGGCACACGGAAGGTACATTCATTGTGGCGAATTGTGAAGTTAGGGGGGCTTCTGCGTCAGGGGATGTAAAGATTTCGATTCAAGATGCTGATGGTGTTGAGTTAGCTGCCAGTGCTACTCATAGCCTAACAACATCTTTTGCTCGTATCTCTGTGAAATATGAGCTTGCTCAACGGATAGCAGACACCTATAGAGTAGCTGTCACTACTGTTACGCAGCATAACATAGATTTCTATGTAGATAAGATTATGATAGAGCAACGTAGAGATGGGAACCTAAGTGATTATGTAGATGGTGCCCAAGGAGTCAATTATGAGTGGTTGGGCACCGCCAATTTATCTGAATCTAAACGTAGGCCCGGAATTGCCCATGTGCGTGGGTTTACTTTAAAGAATGGACACGGGAGCCAGACAGTTAATATAGCTATAGACACGGATGCTACGGCTGCGGGTACGACTTCTACAGGCATCCTCTTAAAGGCAGGAGAATCTATAACAACTAACTGGCCTATAAATGCCCAATCCAAGATATCTGCTATTGCATCTGGGGCGAGTACCCAAGTGTATGGAGTTATCTGGGGAGTTCATGGAGGATAATGACTACTACTTATATTCCCACTTCACAAATAGCTAATGACCCTGCTGGCATCCTTTGGTTAGAAAAGCGAGGGGGCCAGCCAGGTAAAA